AGGTTGAGAATGTCTTGCAAAGACAGCTCACTGAAGTTTTCAATCTCTTTGTTAAGTTTGCGAACGTCTGTGACGGCTAAAGTGATTGACGGAGCATCTAATGTTTCAAGCTGTACTTCAGCAGCACCAACTCTAGTCTCCAGCCCGTCATATTCAGTTTGATCAACCTTTAACGTGATGCTGTTTTCTAGTGCGGAAATGTCAATCTCTGCGGTATCAAGGCGGGCATATACCCCGGTCCCGCTTGCGGTCAGCGTAGTTAAATCAGCTTTGAGAAGGATTGCTGATTCAGCCGCATTAATATCAACCTCTGCCTGAGACAGTCTAGCCTCCAAGCCTATATAGTCCTCGAACGTCACTTCATCTAGTTGAGCCAAAGCGATCTGGTCGTTGACGTATGTTTGCGTTGCTTTTAGATTGATCTCGGCCTGCTGTGCATTTAGCGTAATCTCTGCGGTCCCGATTCGGGATCCCAGCTCGTTGTAGACATTATCGAGCGCCTGAATGCTGACCTCGCCAGTATCAGGGTTGACGGTAATACTTGCGTCACGAATAACGCTATTTTGTCGATCAGCATCTAAGGTCGTGCGAAGCAAAACCTCGGCTAGTTGCTCTGAGTTTATGTCTCGTTGTCGGCCAAACTCTTTAACTTCCTCCAGATCGACTTGATTGACATAGGTGCCATCCAATATGTCTTGAACTGAGTTATTGATGTCAGCGATGGTGACTGTGAAATCTGTTTCATCGACCTTGCCTGCGATCGTATTTTGGAGGCTAGTATCAAGTGCCGTTAGCGGCACGATATTATTATTGAAATCTGCTGTTGCTAGGTAGATGCTCGTGCCAGATCCAGCAGCAGTCCACGCGCTCGCATTAGTTGATCGGTCAACCGATCGGAGCCAATAGTATCTAGTGATCTGACCGCTAAATCCGTCGTGGATAAATTGCGTGCCAGAGGTTCGGCCAATCGACGTAGCCGATGGCTCGTCATTGGTTGAATTAGCCTTGATCTCTACATAATAGAAATCCGCATCAGCAGGGTTCGTCCACTCCAAAACAATCTTCTGAAAGCCGCCTGCTACAGAGATGCCGGTTGGTGCTGCGGGCGCTGTTGTATCAACCGCAGGGCTGACCCCATTGGCAGTAACCGCCGCAGACCTAGCCCCGATTGAATTTATAGCTCGAAGGCTGATGTCATAGGTTGTCGATGCATCGAGGTTCGTTATTTGATATGACGTACCGCCCGTGATGATTGCAGTTGTCGATCCACCGCTAGGTGTCCACGAAAGCTCATAATTATTGACAAAAGAGTCTGTGCTCGCGTCCCAAGAAACATCAATGCCGGAAATATAAGTGCCATCGTTTTGATCTATCGCAGCACCAGTCGCTACCAGATTGCTCGGAGCGCCTACCGTGAATGGGTCGGGCAAATTAGTATCTGGGTAAGTTACCTCTTGCGCTGAGCTGTCATAGGGGTAAACCGTGGCATCATATTCGAGCAAAGTAAGATTGCAGGTGCCGTCATAATTAAGGGTAATTTCTTCGATCTGAAAAGGCTTAATAGATGCGCCTGTCCATCCGGGCGTCGGATGCTCGATGCTTACTACATCCCCGACCTGATAGCGTATCGCTTCGCTGCTAGTCTTAATGCCAACTCGCATCGCATTTCTTGATCGTAGCAACAAGATCCGAGCAAAATCTCGAGCGATGTAATAATTAGTGACGGTCTCCATCTCAACCGTATCAACGAGCAACGTGCCGTTGTCTTCGGCTAGATAGTCTGTTTCTTCTTGCGATCCAGCATCAGGCCAAATCGCTTGATCAGGTTGGTAGTCAACTTGAGCATTTGGGAATCTAACGATAACGCGGTTGAATTTCTCTTCCTTGGTTTCGCCCTTGATATTGATGCCGCCGATAATGGTGTCAGTATCAAAGGTGAAAAGGCTTGAGGCTGATTTATCAATTCTTAGCGAATACTGCCCTTGGGTATAAGGCAAGAATCCACGGCAACTGAGAAGCATCTTCTGAACGTTGTCAAAGATGTTCGATCCAGTATCTAAGACGTAATTGCACTGAAACAACTTGCTTGATGTGCCGCCCGAATAGAACGTGGCAGACTGATCGCAATCATTTGCCGCCGTTTGGAATGAGGCCGTGTCAATAGCCGACGATGGCAATCCTTTCCCGTATCTCGTGTTTGTCAGGTAGTCATAAAGACACAGAGCAGGGTTGTTAGAGTAGGCAGTTGTGCTCGTTCTCGGATCGAATACCTTGCGGCCTTGAACTACGCAAGTGATATCAGGGACGCCAGAAAATGCCTCTTGGCTCCACTTCAATCGCATTGCGATATAGGCAACGCCTCTAAGTCTGTGATTCGTTCCCCAGTTAGTATCAGCCTCTGCGAGCAGAGTGTCATAAGTTTGATCGTCAGTACCTAAATGGACGTTGTAAGTAACCAGCCCCGAAAATCTCGCATCAGTGATCGGGGTATCGTCCAGCTTGATATTAGAGACTGAATTGATCTCGCCTTCACAAAGCACTAAAGCAATGTACAGATATTCGTTCGGATCACCGTAGAGCGCATCTCGAGTAGAAATAAAGACACGCGTGCCGCCCACTCTGCGCTCGCCATAGATAACGGGGATTGGCTCCACGTTGCTTTCTTTGTTGATCAGAACCCCAGCAACTCGGTCGGCGGCTTCTTTCGCCTTCTTCATTGCCTGACGAGTGGCTATATAACTGACCGCCGCAGAAGCGACGAAAACGGCTGCGAGAACCCAAAACGCCATTACTTACGCCCCCACTTCAAATCTTTAATGGTGGACGCCGCATACTCGAAACCTTCGTCACCGCTAAAATATAACTGCTGGGTATTATGGTTCGTTTGCCTGCCGTTCTTTTTCTCAAAGTCCTTCCAATGTGAGGCAGTCTCAACAGTTACGCGGCTTTCGGTTTCGGTATCTTCAATCGTGAAGTTAGTAATCAACCCGCTATAAACCAGAATAGGAGTGCCCACTACAGCGTCGCTAGAATCGATGACGGCGCGATATATGTCGACCGGCACGTCTATATAGTCGTTGTTCAGAAACACGCTGATATACGATTGTTCGACGCCTGAGAGGGTTATGTTCAGAGACCCGACCTTTAGGTCTGCGCTCTCGCTAACATCAGCCACCTCTAGCAAGTGTGAGCTAGATGTCCAAGTAACCGACAAAGCTGCCAAATCCCTATCCCAATCGGTAAACCGTAATGGCGAAGGGAAATCCAGCTTAATCAAAGTTGCTAAGTTGAACGAATCGCTAGCAAGCGCGGTGATGGTTGCTGCATCAAGTGATCTTGCCATTAAATCGCCTCGATGAAGTCAATCTCATAATCGACCAGCGAGGCTGAGGCCAAGCCATATTCTTGAACGTCATTAGTCAATCGGACTGTAAACGGCACCGAATCGTAAGTGACGCCAGCCCCTGATGATACTGATGCCCGTAATGCTGGCTCAAATGACAATGTGCCGGGGCCAGTTAGATCGGCTGTGATCATGTAAACTTTGCTGTGTGAGCTGAATTTAACCATATCGCCAGCCTTCAGAGTGCCGCTTAATGATCCAACGGCCACTGATGTATCCCCAATCGCTGCCGTAGCCGTTGTGACTACTGAGCCAGACGCAGTCCCGCTTTTAGCACTAATCTCAGGCAATACAATCTGGAATGTCTCAGCCATACCTTTTTGTGCCATCACGAAAGCCAAAATGGGGGCAAAATCGGAACGCTTCATGCGGGAGTAATTCGCACTGAACTCGAATCGCTGCCCGCCAATGTTCCTGACTTGCGTTCGGCCAGAGATGCTCTGGCTGCTCAAGTTATAGTGAACGCTGCGGAAATTGACCGCGCTAAATATAGGGTCTGATGGATATGTGCCGCTCATGCGAGTAGTTTCCTGCCTTTTTCACTGAACGCTTGCTGCATCATCGTGACGATCTGCCCACGCCTAGATTGTAGCAGGCGATCGAAGCCTTGAGTATCGTTTGCCTGAATAGCGAAATTGACCGTGACCATATTATTGTTACTGGACTCAGTTTCTCGCATTGCGGTCCGTAATTGATCATTTGAGGCTATTCGGCCAGACGTTCCCATCGTCAGTAATTCTGGGCCTCGCTCCCCGACTATGTATGATTGACCGCCCCTAACCTGACCACCTAATGCTCTACCTGTTAATCCAGCAATAGTTTGACCAGCGACAATCCCTAAAGAGATCGCACCCATGGCGCGAATTGCTGCTTGCGTGCTCAAGAATCCAGCCAACCCGCCTAAAACTGATGACTGAGCTGCCGCAGTTACTGCTGCCTGTTCTGTGCTGACAATAATTTGTGCCATTGCTAGAGCTTGTTGCAATGCGAACATTGCCTTGGCCGCTGCTGATTGTTCGCCAAAGGCTTGCTTAGTGATGCTTGTAAGCTGTCCCGCAGTTGCTTGCGCTCGAGCAATAGCCATTTGCTCTGCTGCCAGTCTGATCTGTTCTCTCAGTTGTTCTTCGCGTGTAATGATTTGCGTGATCTGAGACTCAGTTTGTTCAGTCAGATTGATTCTCGCTTGATCGTACATCATCTCAATAGCGAGAATGTCTTGCCCTTTTTGCTCCGCAGCTAC